AACGTCATTACCTACACTTGGAACTTGCAAACCATCTGTCATAGTTGCTTCATCAGTATCATCTATTTTATATTTTTTTCTAATTATACTACCAACCGAGTTTTGTGACTTTCTAATACCTTCATTAAGATCTTCTCTTAATTCTATTAACTTTAATAACATATCATCTGACAACATACCTGCCTGAAGTGCTGAACCTGCTGCAATTAGCAAATCAAGTTCTCGTTCATTTACACCTCCAAGTGCTCCACCTGTAGGACTAGCCGCCCTCATAGCTTGCAACTCTTCAAATGCTTTAGCACCCTGTACCGCTTTTAATGAAGTCATAGCTGATTTTGATCTTGGGTCTAAGCCACTTTTTCTTTTAGCTCCTTCGACAGCACTTTCTAATACACCATCAGCCGAAACGGCTTTTCCTAAGTCTGATAAAGCATATTTTTTTGTTTTTTCGTCAAATACTAATAGCTTATCAATATTTTTCACAATAGTTCCAAAAGTTTTTGCTTGAAAGTCTTCCATTTTTTTTGTTTGACTTGCTTCTTCTAAATCTTCTTTATATTGTTTCTCATTAAAAAATGTTTGATCGCCTTCACCTACTGGCAAGTTTACCTTATACAATGAACCTAATTCTTGAGGCATTTGTGCCGGTTTTTTTTGGCTATACCCCTGCACTTGTAAAGTTCTAATGTCTTTTTGTTCTTGTTTCTTTAATTTTTTATTTTCCTCAGCTGTTTTCATTTGTTGGTTAAATAAATCTTTCATTATTTTTTGTTTCTGTAATAGTTGTTGGTTTTGTGTTGTTAAATCCCTTTCATATGCACGTGTTGCGCCTTTGCTCATTTCAGCGGTAACTGTAGGGCTTGCCCCTAACGCTGCAGCTCCACCTGTAATTATACCCGATAATAATCGTCTACCTTCCGGTGTTTGTGAAAGTTCAAGTATTTTACTTCCTGTTTTTTTTATTCCAGTTGTTACACCTTGTTGCAAACCAGATAAAAACCGACCAAATGACCGTTGTTTTATATCAGGTGCTTTATACTTGTTTTCTAGTGAGTTTATGTCAATTTCGTTGTATAGTGCCATGTCTTTACCTTTACCTATATATTACCAGTTACCGGCTGTAAACTACGACGATACGCTTCCATAGCTTGCTCTTGGCGCATTCTACGCATTTGGTCACGCTCTGCCAATTCTTTTTGAGCTTTTACATTTGAGGCTTGTTGCGCTAATGCTTGGTTTAAAACATTTTGCGATTTCATCTGCATTCTGGCTGCTTCTGGGCCTCGTACACCGGCACTAGTTAACCTTGTTAAATTTTGCATTAATGCAGGTTGTTGCGCTCTAATATTTTGCGCTCTAATTATATCTTGTAAATTTTGTACTTGCTCTTGACCGGTAGTTTGACCAAGGCTAGACATAGTTCTTCCAAAACGCAATTTTGCAAGCGGCAACGCCTGGGCTTGTCCTTCTGCTTGCTGTTCAAATATTCTACGTGCTAACTGTCTCTTTTGTTCTTGCAACGCTGCTTGTTTATCTGCGCCATATTTTAATTGTTTTTCACGTTCTTTTATTTCTTTTTCTTTTGCTTTTCCAGTAAAGTAAAGTGCCGACATATCCCCGGCCTGCTTCCCTAAAAGTGCTAATGTTGCTGGATCCAATTTACTAACCTCCTATAAATGGTTCATTACCAAGTTTTCTAGTTGCGCCTATAGTAGGTTGTAACATCCTGGCATACGCATCCATTGCTTGTTGTGCTTTTACTTGTCTTGCTTCTTCAATCTCTTTTAATTTTTGCTGTTCTTTTAATTTAGAAACTTCTTCTAAAAGTCCTTGTTTTAAACTTCCTGCTGATATTTTTTTTCTCAATTCAGCTTCGGGTCCTCTAACTCCTGCTTGTTGCAACGATAATTCAGATTGTGCCAATCCTCTTTGTTGCTCTGGTGTTTGCCCTAAGTTTATTAACCTTTGCATATTCGTGATAGCTGCCGGCGTCCCACTCATTCCTGCTAACCCCATGTTTGCTTGTAGTAATGCTTGTTCGGCACGTTGTTGCGCTTGTTGTCCCCCTAATGCTTTCCCTGCTGCTATATCCCGTTCTAAACCTAATTGTTTTTGCCCTTGTTGAATTGCTATATCTGTTATATATCTTTGTAAGTCAGATTCTCTTTTTGCTAATTTTTCTTTCTCTTTCCCTTGAAAGAACGGGTCGACTACATCGCCAACAATTGGCGTGCTTCTTAATGCATATTCCCCTACTTTACCTACTGCTTTTCCTACTGACTTGGTTGCTTTCCATGCATCGCTAAAAATACTCATATTAATTCACCTTCCAATTATACATTAAATTTATTACAGTTTTTTTATAATTTTTTATCATTTTTTTAAATTTTTTATTAATTTACGGTAAAGTACCTTCACCAAGTATTTTCCAACCTCTAAAACTCAATTGGCTTTCAGTTTCTAGCCTAAATCTAATCCATCGCCCATATTGATTGATATAAAACACATTGTAATCTTCTTCGTCGTCATTAGTTTCAAAATCGTTTTCGTCAAAATCGTCAAAACTAAACGCTGCGCCCTCATAATTAAATGAACCTTCTTTGGTTCTAACTGAGTTAATTGTAACATTTATGTTTACAGTATTATCACCATCTTTGTCGTAATAGATAAATAACTTTGAGAATAGTTTAAAATCTTCGGTAGCTGCTATTTCTGGTATTTCAAGATATGCTTTTATCGTTTCTCCTCTATAAGTATCGGATTGATACATATGCTCAACAATTCCAGCATTCTTTTGACCTATAAATAATTTGTTATCAAATTGGCCAAACGTCCAATATCGTGGCGTATAGTTTTCAGTCTTTATAAAATACTTTGTCCATCCAGCTATACGAATGTCATAAACATAAATATAGTCCCCTACAATTAAATGATATTTGTAATCATAAAATGCTGCATGTAAATCATTATTTTTTAGTGAAGTTATAAAACCCTGATTATTTAGAGGCGAACTATAGTTTTGTGTTTTCAAGTTGTCAAAACTTGTACTTAAATTAGTCGCAATATTACCGCTAAAAATACGTACGTCATATAAGTTTGAAACAAACATAACCCCACCAGTAACAATGTCATTTTCTGGTATACGTGCAATTGTAAATCCATCTGCACAACCGACATTTGACGTTGTTTGTTGTATCGTTGTAGTTGCACCCGATATGTCTGCTATATATATATGTTTTTCAGAAAAAACAATAATTTTGTCATAATCTGGTATTAATCCAGTCAAGCGTGTGTTATCGTTTCCAATACCACTGACGTCATATACACCACTTGTGTTAAAAAAAACTTCTATTTCGGGTTCTGTCACATATAAATAGTTAGGGCGCAATGGGTTTACACACCCTATAATTTTTTCATTTTTGACCGTTATAAATTGAGGTGTAGGGCAACTACTGTTAACACTTGGAATAGTTGCTCCCAATGAGCCGTCTGCAATATTGTCTACATATGAAGTCGTCACGTTATCCGCTATTGTCGCAACCAATTTAAGCTCTGACCCACCTGCGGTAGTCCTATATATTTTTCTTTGTGAAACTTCACTATTACCAACGGGTAAACTTAATGTAACAGAATTGCTTGTAACTGTTACCGAGTTACTAATTGTTCCTAATATTATTTCCACGCCCGATATTTCATAAGTTAACGCGTAATAATATGTTCCTGTTAATAAACCAGGGTGAGCTAAATCTTTAGCGGTAGGCGATCCCATTTGTTTTACATAAGAACCGTCATAAACTAACGGGTAATCGACACCATTAGATATAAATAATTTGTCATTTAGTATTGAAAACGTGCATTTTTTGCTAGGGGTCAATCCTTGATATATTACTACTGGTGTAACTAAAAAGTTTTTTATAACTTCGCCATTTCTTACAATAATATCTTCAGAAACAAAAGTTGAACTTGCATTTATATATCTAAAACGTGTTATACCATCTATAGGGCCGTCACCTACGTTATAACTAATTGATGGGACTTTAATCTTTTTACACCCTGTAACGGTGTCATAATTCATGTTTTCAATATTATAAAAGTAATCGCTAGGTATAAATTTACGACCTTTATCGTTTCTTAAACCTTTGGATTGAAAACTTTGTATTTCGAATGCCATTTAGCTATTACCTTTTAACGGTTCTTTACAAAAATTCATACATATTTCCCGTTTTGATGTCTGTACTAGTGTTGTCACTAGCGTATCCGTTTTCAATTGCAATGTTTGCATCGGCAAAAAATGACGCTGCATCAATTTTGTATCGTTCGGCTCTTGCTGCATCTATTTTAAGCAGCAATTTATACGCTACTAAATCGCTTATTGGTTCTATATGCTCGTCTGGTATTTCCATAACTTTATCTAATTGTTCTTGGCTTATATTATCGTTAGCATCCACCGTAATTACGAAATGTTTACGGTAATAATAAATAACTAAATTATTATTAGTAACAGTATCATCATTGGAATGTGAGGTTGCAGTTGTATTTTCAGATCCCCGTACACACCCTGTAAATGTTGTACTTGTTTTAGCTGTATATCTAATTTTTTCTGTTCCTATTGTTATATTGCCCTGTGACCTAGGATAACCATCTGTAGAATCCACAGTAATAGTGGTATCAGCACTGTTAATGCCGCCATTTAATTGAGTAGTCTTAGCTGTGAACGAATTTAACGGGTATATGGAAATTTCATTGTTCCAAACGGTGTATGATTCCGGTATACCACTTATATTTGACATATCATATATTCTATTTGCTTCAATGACATTTAAATATTTTAATTCATATTTCATTGTTCCATTGTAAAGATAAACAAATTTGTAACCTTGCCCACGGATCATGTCTGTAGGTCCAACACCCAAACGAACATTATTACCCATCGGCACTGAATGAATTGCTTCTATACCTTTTACATTAGCAGCGTATAAATCTAAAGAGTTTTTTAATTGTTCGACAATTAAGGAATTTTTAAACAAAACATTACTAGCCTTACCGGTTAAATCATCTGGCTCATTAATTGCATTTTTTATTCGTATTAATACTTCAGATACCTTCATGATTCACCTCTATTGCTGTTTCAAAGCTTGGATTGACGTTTAATTTATCTAGTTCTTTTCGTAATGCTTCAATGTCCTCTTTTTCTTCTATAGTAGCATATTTTTGAAACTTCACATTGTCGCGTAACCATTCAATACTGACCATAAAATCATGTAAATTGTTTTTGGTTGTGTCATTATTGTACATATCCTTTTGATGGAAAAACCGTCTTATGTCATGCAATAATTTTTTATCTACTTTAGAACTAAATAGGCTCATTGTGTAACTTCGTCGAAAATTGTTTGTATTTGATTTTTTTCATCTTCTGAAGCATTAGCATCGAAATTTTTGTTTGCACGTAAAGTGTCAATACTGCTTTTTAGCTCATTTTTTTGTGACAACAATTCTTTTTCTTGACTTTTTTTAAATTGACCAAGCGCAGCCTCCTGCAAACTAAAAATTTCTCTATAATTTTGCAAATTTAGTTTATAATTTTTGTAGTTGTTTACTAACTCGTGATTATTGTTGATATTTTCTAATGTCATTTTTATTTCTCCTTATTTGCTTTGTATTCTACACCGAACTTTTCAAATTCCTGCATTGCTATAGCATCTTTTCGATCACCAAAAATCAGAATATTATATATTCCACTCTGATCTACAACTATTTTTGCTCGTTTTCCCCCTTCGATTACCTCACCCCACGCCCTACCAAAATGTTTAAATGGATTTGCCCACACTAAACTGTCTTTGTTTAAATGCTCAAAATAGTCGGGCAAGTCAATATAATTATCGCCTTCACTACACTTAAGCTGGTACTTGTATATATTACCCCCCGCACTTGGTGTTTCCACAAAGTAATGGCGCAATCTGTGGGTGTCGGTTTTTGCTGGGTCTGGGTGTGCAATGTCAAATGAGCCTGCGCCTTTGGACATCGCCCCCGTAACATTTAAACTACCGTAAATGTAGGTATTCTTTGTACCTCCGCCGTGAATGTTAAATCGCATAATTAAATCGTCACTATTCCATCCGTGCGGTACATGAATGTCCATTGCCCCATTTACAGTTGAGTATCCGCCCCCATAGCTTCCATACGCATAGCCATAATACCGCATCCAATTATGAGTTCCGGTTCTAAACCCAGAATTTCTACGAATCTTAATGTGCTCATCTAGCACTATATGGCTTAATTCAGAAGTTCCCCCAGCATCAAGGTATCTTGACGTATTGTTTGAGTCAACAAATCGGGGGCAATAAAAAAAACCGTCATTAAGATCAAACCAACTCCATTCACCCCCCATTTGATCCCACCCACCTGAAAAATCATCGGCTTGGTTATTTAAATGGGGTAAAAAATAAGCTTTATTACTATTTACATGAATGGTAAATTCACGATTGCTGTCGGTATCATTAAAATGAATTGACGGGCTAGTGCCTCGGATATTAATTCCATCGTCACACTCAAAGTTGCCGTCAATGATAAAATCACCATTTTGATTCATCCTTGCCATTTGGGAATTATCGTTTCTAAACAGAATGTCACCATCCCCAAGTGCATTAATATATGTGTGAGAGTTTGCTTGAAACAAGAATCTATAATGATTTTCACCGTTGATCCATACTCCGCCATAGGTTGAATAGATAGGGTGCTGGCCTATATTGACATCAACGTTAGACGTTGTCCCTGCCCTAATATTACCCAACACCTGTAAACGCTCGCTAGGCTGAAATGTCCCTATGCCAACGTTACCAGAATCGGTAAGCGTAATCCCCTGAATACCCGAATCGTCTAATATTGATATCCCAGCGTTGCTTCTGGCACGAATCCCATCTGTCGCTATGTATTGCCCTGAATTTTGAGTAAACAAATCTCTCGGGTCCACGACCCCAGTATTAGCGTCTACATACGCCTTAATTGCTTTAGCACTAGCCAGCGTATCATCGCTTGAGCTTACCGCTGTTAAATCTGTATCTAACACACCTGACTTTAGATTATCAACCTCTAAATCACTTATTGTTGTATTATCTGCGCTTATCGCTGGAAGTCTCGCTTCTGCCAAAGTTCCACTTGATATATTGCTTGCATCAGTAGTGTCTGCATTTGCAACATTATTTAAACCCACATCTGATTTTGTTAAGTTTAAAGCTGATTTTAGAGTTGTATCAATATCCAAGTCTTCCACATCGCCTGTGCCTGCTGCTGTTCTTCCCTTAACCGTTCCAGTTGCAACGTGTGCCATTTTTGCATTGGTTACGGCTTCATCTGCAATAGTTAAGGTCGTAGCACCTGTAACATCACCTGTGTGTGTTGCATTGGTCACTTTGGCGTTGTTGGTTGTAATGTCAGATTCCATCGTGTCTAGGTCTACGGCTTGTGTAACAGATATGTGACCTAGCTTAGTTTGCTCTGCACTTGTTATCGTCGTGGGTTTGTTAAGTATCTGAGCATCGCCACTAACAGCGTTCCAATCGGCATTTGCATTAACTTCTGCTCCTTCTGCAATTCCAGAAAGTTTTGTTTTTTCAGCGTCCGTAAATACATTTGTGTCTGCATTGTTTTCATAGGCTGTTTTTATTTCAGCATCTGTTTGATCGGCTGTTGCCCCAGATTCAATTCCGTTTAATTTTGTTTCATCACTTGCTGTAAAATGCTTGTTTGTCGCTGTTTCTGAAATATCATCAAGTGTTAATGATCTAGTCTCGGCTTGGTTTGAGGCATTACCGATGAAAACATTTCCATCGTTAAGGTTAGGTACGTCATTGGTACGCCCTGCGCCACCTACCTTAATACTACCTGCGCTTGCATGACTTCTCATCACCTTACCAATGTTTTGGATAAGTGATGATTGACCACTTGGCTTTGTTGCCGTTAGTGTTCCAGTAGTTGATATATATAAAATATCGCCTTGAGTATATGATGATGTATCTAAACCAGTAATGGTGCCAAACGTCACCACGTTAACATTGGCATTTGCGCTGACTGTTTCGTTAGCCAATCCAAAACAAGGCATTTTGTTTGCATCGTCTGAATCAGCAATAGATACAATTGGTTTATTCCCAGAAATATCGTCAGCTGATATATACACTGGATCACCTTTAGCTAATGCCTCACCAGCCTTTGCTTGAAATATTGTTGCGCCACGCATATTCCCAATCAGTGTTGTGGCTGTAATCTCACCTGTAATATCAATATTACCTGTACCTGTAATATCTT